GCTGAGGATGCAGGATGCCGACCTCTGATGTTCACCTCATACGTCAACGAGAACAACCTCAGTGAGGCGTGGTTTGAAGCCACCAAGCTCCTCCCCGATGATGAGCGTGAGGCGATGGTGCTCAACAAGCCCAAGCCTCCAAGCGGTCTTGTTTATCAAGAGTTCAGCACTGAGAAGCATGTGATCAAGGACTTCAAGTATCGTGAGGGCATGACCGGGCGCATCGCTATTGACTGGGGCTTCCGTAAGCCCTCGGTGCTCATCATGGTCTACGATGAGGAGCGCGAGGCCACCATCGTGGCTCATGAGATCAACCCGCAAGAGGTCACCATCGCGCAGCTCTCTGAGCTGATCTTGCGCGTGGCGTGGCCTCGCTCGCTCAAAGACCAAGCTCCCGGCCCTCGCATTTGGCTTGATGAGGGTGTGGCTGACAAGGCAGGCAAGGCGCGCAACGATCAGACAGGGCGCTCAGCTTTCCGTGAGATTGCCAAGCCCATCGGTGATGGAGGCATCGGGCTTCCTCTGCGCTTCACTACTGACCCTGTGAGAACCGACATTCTCAACGGAGTGCAGCGCCTCAAGCGGGCTTTCAATCGTGGGCGCTACCTCATCACCGAGGAGGTGTGGAGGCGAGGCGAGCGCGCCACAGGTAACAGCCTCCGCAAGGCTCTCATGAGCTACGCTTGGGACACCAAGGAGCAACCTAAGAAGGATGGGCGAGAAGACCCGCTTGACGCTCTGCGCTATGACTGCATCTTCCACTATTGGGCAGACGAGGTGGCGCGCGGTGGGTATACTCCGAGGGCGAGACCCAACCGCAATAGGCGCGCGGGTGTCTCCACAAACTCTCGGAGCTTCTGATGTCTGATCCCTCAATAGCTATCCCTCCCAGCATTATCGAGAAGGCGCTCGACCCAAACAACCTTGTCGCAGTCGTCACCCTCGCCATGCTCTATATGTTCTATCGCTTCACCTCGACTCGCTTTGAGCTGGAGCGTGAGGAGCAGAAGGAGCTCGTTGAGCATATCGACAAGCTAGAGAAGCGGATCGATAAACTTGAGGCGATGATCGAAATCTTGAAAGAGAAGTGATCGTTGCTGTGTTAAGTAGGTGGTCGGTCTTGACCAACACTTGATTAACATCGGTGCTATGGGGGCGTCATGACCGATCAGTCTCTCTTAATGTCTTTGATGGGGCATGTGTGGTGCAGTCGATGTAAGAGGATGATGCCAGCCGTTGGCGAGCATCGTTTTCTTGCATCGGCTTCGCTTTGTGTTGAGCAGACAGAGCCTTTAGACCTAAGCGTGTTTGAAGCAAAGGGCGAGTGGCCAACACTTGACAAAGCCCAACTAAAGCAGGACACTGCTGATTGACGTGATGAAGTAGCTGACGATTGATGGAGGATTGATCCTTAATCATCGAGGGCTAAATGAGAAAGCTCGATTATCAATCAGAGCCAGGTGAGGCACCACGCCACATGCGCGCGCTTCACCCTCGCTTCTCGGTGCGGGGGATTAGCGGCACGCAGTTGAGCGGTGGGGTGATCACAGGATATGAGCGCAACCCTCAGCTCACAGGGCTCAACTGGGTGACCGAGGCTGAGGACATGCTACGCACTGACCCTGTGGTCAGGCGCTCTTGGCATATGCTCAGGCAGACGCTCCTCAGCGCGACTTGGCGGTGGGAGAGCGCTGATGAAGAAGACCCTGTGTGCAACGAGCTCGCCCGCTTCGCTAATGAGGCTTGGGGGCTTGATGGGTATGCAGGGCAGACATCCCTCTCATGGGAGGAGCAGCTCAGCTACCTGCTTGAGTTTGTCCCCCTCGGCTATCGTTACGCTGAGGAGGTCTATCGCGTAGGCCCCGATGAGAACGGTAAGGTCAAGGTCTGGCTCGATCAGTATGCCGACCGAGAGCCAAGCGCCCACATGAGGTGGTTGAGCCGAGACAATCAGCACCTTGATGGGGTGCTTCAGAACACTGTCGGCGTGGGTAAGGTTCCTGAGCCTATCCCTGCCAATAAGCTCCTGCTCCTCACCCTCAACCGCACAGGCTCTAACTTTGAGGGCTCGGGTATGCTTCGCCCTGTGTGGTGGTGGTGGCGCACCAAGCAGCGCATCGCTAACCTCATGTGCGTTGGTACTGATCGCTGGGCTATCCCTGCACCTAAAGTGAAGGTAGACCGCGCGCTTGCTGAGCAGCAGGGCCTCACCGATGCCGACATCAACGCGATGATCGATGAGGCAGAGGCGCAGGCGCAAGCCTTCCTCAGCGCTGAGCAGAGCTACCTCATTGATAACCCTGTGGTCAGCTTTGATGTCTACAGCGCCGCGCCCAACCTTTACGCGCAGGGGCCTCTCGATATTATCCGAGAGTGCGACAATCAGATCAGCCAAGCCTTCCTCGCTCAGTTCGCCAACCTCGGCATCACTGACACAGGCTCTCGCTCGGTGGGTGAGGTTCACCTCAGCATGTTTAGGCGAGCTGCTATCAATCTTTGTGACATCGTGGCGAGCGCTGTAAGTGGTGTTGACCGCCGGGGCGGTGGCACTATCGGGCGCCTTGTTCGCTTTAACTATGGCGCTGTTGACCCTTCCAAGCTCCCTCGCCTTACTCACACAGGTCTTGACACTGACGACCTCGCTGAGAGCTTGGCGATGTTGCCTGGGTTGGTTCAAGCAGGGCTCCTCACTCCTGATGATGAGCTTGAGCGCGCTATCCGTGAGCGCCTCGGTGCGGGTGATCTGCCCGAGGAGGCTCAGCGCGCAGCAGGGGAGAGGCAGGAGCAAGAGCCTGTGGGCGTGGCTTCGCTCGCTGAGGCTCTTGTGAGGAGGAGGCGCTATGAGAAGGCTTAAGCGCGGTCTCAAGGTCGCGCTGGCTATTCCCAAGAAATATAGCCACATTGATTTCAAGCCACCTCAAGGAGCTCGCAAGGCGGCAGAGCGAGCACTGAGGCGCCGCGCTGACAAGCCACCATCTCAGCGAGGTATGACCGCTGTCGGCATCGCTCGTGCGCGTGACCTCATCGCAGGCAAGCGCCTATCTCCCGATACAGTCAAGCGCATGCTCGCTTACTTCACCCGCCATGAGGTCGATAAGCAAGGCTCCACCTGGGATGAGTACGGCAAGGGGCGCCAAGCTTGGGATGGCTGGGGAGGTGATGCAGGCTATGCGTGGGCGCGAAAGGTCGTTAATCAGATGAAAGCTGCCGATGAAAAGGTGACTGCTCTCCGCGCCTATGGCGAGGCGGTGCAGGTCGCTCCTCAAGTTACCTATGATGTCCCTGAGGGTCTCACCCTCGGGAAGCCTTTTAAGACGTTGGCGCTCGGTCAGGTCTCCTCACGCATGAGCGGAGAGAAGATCGGCGCTGAGATTGACCGCGCCCTCCTCGAGGAGATGGTGCGCGTCTACAAAGAGAGGCGTGATGCTGATCCTGTCATCATCGATTGGCAGCATGCGACCTCACCCTTCCAAGGTGGAACGCCTGCACCTCCTGAGAGCGGCAGCGCCCTCGGCATGATCGTTGACCTTGAGCTGCGTGATGATGGCCTCTATGCGGTGCCAGCCTATAACGAACGCGGTCTTAAGGTGGTGCAAGATGCAGGCGGTGTCCTGTGGTCATCTCCCGAATATCTACAAGGCGAGATATTCACACGCGATGGTGGGGACAAGGTGGGCGATGCCCAGCTCCTCGCTGTCACCCTCACCCCACGCCCTGCTCAGTCAAATCACAAGATTGATCGGGTCACACTTAGCGAAAAGGAGCAACAGATGGACGAGCAGATGTCTGTCGAGGAGCTCAAGGCCGCGCTGATGGCTAAAGACGCCATGATTGCTGAGCTTGAGCAGAAGATGAAAGACATGATGGAGGAGTCTGATGCCTCCCTCGCTGGCGAGATGCCCGAGGAGATGGCTGAGGACAAGCCCGAGGATGACGAGGAGAAGGAGCCCAAGATGATGGGTGACAACTACGATGAGAAGCAGAAGAAGCTCTCAGAGGAGCCTGTGGTGCAAGCCATGAGTGAGGCAACCCTCCTCAGCGAGATCAACGCCCTCCGCGCCAAGAACACTCAACTCTCTGAGCGCCTTGAGGTGATCGAGGCTGAGAAGCGTAGCGTTGAGCGCCGTGAGGCTGTGAGCGCCCTGCTTCGTGAAGGCAAGGTCGCACCCGCTGAGCAGGAGGCTGTTGAGGCCGCTTGGGATCAGCGCGAGGGCGCCCCTGTCTTTTGGAAGATGTTCTCAGAGCGCCCCGCTGGCTTCGCTGTCCCTCTCGCTGAGGTGGGTCATGGCGCGAGCGGCGAGGAGCTCAACCGCGCAACCCTCGCTGAGAAGGTCAAAGCCCTCGCAAGCGAGAAATCAATCTCTTTCGAGTCTGCTCTCAACCTGTTCCGTGAGCAGAACCCCGATCAATACAACTCAGTGTTTGGAGCTTAATCATGAACACTCAGAACATCGTCAAGTCCTTTGTCGCAGCGAGCACCATCACTGAGTTCGCTGTCGTCACCCTCGACACTGCTGGCAAGGTGGCTGTAGCTACTGACGCCACCTCTGATCTCATCGTGGGCATCGCTCAGCGTGGCGCCTCTGCGGGTGACGTGGTTGATGTCTTGGTGCATGGCACAAGCCGCGCCATCGCAGGTGCGACCCTCGCCCTCACCGACACGCCCCGCCTCGCTGTGACCACCGCTGGCGCAGTCAAGCCCGGTGACACGAGCGGTGACTACCCTGTCGCTCGCTTCCTCCCCAACGTCAATCAGCTCGGTGCTTCAAGCGGTGAGCAGGTGTTGGTTTTCTTCCACGGCCCCATCGTGCCTAACGCCTAAGAGGTGATCCATCATGGCTAGTTCATACAGCAACCTGCATCCTGTTGACGAGATTTTAAGCTCACTGGTCATTGAGGCCGTTCCTAGTGATAATCAGCTCATCGCTGACGCCCTCTTCGAGACCGTGAAGATTCCTGAGCGCTCAGGCACCCTCCTCCTCGAGGAGACCCGCAACTTCATGGGCGCTGGCGCAGGCCTCGACCTTGAGCGCGCCCCCGGCGCAGCTCGTGCTCACATCGGTGGCTTCGACCGTTCAAGCACCACCTTCAAGGCTAAAATCTACAGCGCAGCTGACTCCATCGCGATGGAGGACATCATCGACTCTCAGTACCCCGGTTCTGAGGAGGCGCGCATCGCCAAGAAGGTCGCTCGCGTGATGAAGCTCGCTAAGGAGAAGCGCGCCGCTGATCTCCTTTTTGACGGCTCTAACTTCAACACCGAGACTGCGACCAATCAGTTCGGTAGCAAGTTCAACGCCGCAGGCGCTGCGCCTCTCACCTACCTGCATGAGCTCAAAGATACCCTCTTCGCTAACGCTCACGGTATCAACCCTGACTCCCTCGTCTTGGGTCGTGAGGTGTTCCGCGCTCTCGCTCGCAACCCCGAGGTGCGTGGCTACGTTGGTGACAGCTCCGCAGGTATCGCCTCAGGCAACCGCATCCTCAGTGATGACGCTGTCAAGGCTGTGCTTCGTGACATCCTCGGCATCCCCAACATCATGGTGGGTGAGGCTCGTCAAGATGTGGCTATCCCTGGCGCGGCTAGCTCTGAGGGTTACATCTGGACTGCTGACACGATCTTCATGGGGCTCCTCCACGGCTCTGACGCCATCGTGCAGAAGTCTGGCGGCGTAAAGGCCATGCCTGTTGCCGCGCTCAACTTCGAGTTCGGTGGCATGGTCGCTGGTCAGTACGACAGCCTCGACCGCACCCGCCGTAACGTCTACGCTGAGGAGAGCCACATCTTCCAAGCGATTGACGCTGATCTCGGCTTCGTCCTCACCGACTGCCTCTAAGATGCTCTGCTCCTGTGGTCGACCTCATGCAACCCTGTTGGCTGAGCGCATCGATGCTGATCAAAAGGCTATCGATGACCTCAGCAAGCAGGCGAGTGGGCCGACCGCAGAGCTGACTAAGGCAAAGGTCAAGGAGCTCAAGGCCGAGGTGAAAGCCGAGGCTGAGATGCTCAAGGCTCTCAAGCGAGGGCGCGCCGAGATGCTGCAGACTCTCCGCGCCGCGCTCGATCTTGCAGACCCACAGACCCTCCTTGCCCTCCCTCGTGATCGCCTCTTGGACTTTGTGCTGAGAGGTGGGTTGGGGCTTGCTGTTGATGACTTTATCGCTCAGCAGGAAAGAATCGCAGAAGCTGCCCTCGCCTCCATCTCTCAGGTGGTGGAAGGGTTAACGACTGACTCAGTGCAAGAGCAGATTGACGCGCTCGCCATATCTTCGGCTGATGCAGTGTTTCAAGATGTGATCTTGCCCGACACCCTCAAGAGCGTGAGGGAGGCGCTTGAGGCGATGGTGGTGGGTGTTCCAACCAACCAAGCCATGACCGCACTGAGTCAACGACTTGAAAAGAGCGAGGGGCGCCAGCTCACCGAGGTGAGAACCAAGCTCTCTCAATATGGTCGCAACATCACCGCTGTTGTCGCTGAGGCTGCCGACCTCGACCTCTACCTCTACACAGGCCCACGCGATGGAATCACACGCGACTTTTGCCGCGCGCTGATCAACAAGGTGGTCGATGAGAAGCAGATGAGGTCGCTCTCTAACGGACAGGGTTTACCTGTCAAAACAAGCGGGGGCGGGTATAACTGCCGACACTCTTGGAGCCCTATCACTGAGGGCTTCATGGTGGCCGCAAAGCTGAAGAAGGCAACAGCCTCAGACATAGCCAAAGCCAACGCAGGAGCTCGCTGATGATCAAAGCAGTCACAGGTCTGTCCTATCACTTTGAGTGGGTCGCTCCTGGGCCTCTCACCTCAGCGCCCACCTTCAAGGCTTACAAGAACGGCAGCGCCTCAACGGTCACGATGACCGCCACGCGCGATTCTGTCACTGTCTCGGCTGTAGCTAACGATAGGCGCACTCTCACTATCAACTCTCAAGCCTCAGGCTTGCAGGCTGATCAGACCAAAGCTTACCTCGTCACAGATGGAGACACGATCTATCCTGTCAGCGTGGTGAGGATGGTCGGGACTGAGGCAATCTTAGCTGAGCCATTACCTCGTGAGGTGAACACATCGGTGAGCGCCTCTCTTGTGTTTGGGCTGTGGTATTGCACTATTCCGAGCGCGATCACCTCAGAGAGCGGTTACTATCCTTGGCAGGTCGAGCACGTTGTTGATCTCGGTCAAGGGTTTGAGCGCCGCGTGGAGAAGGGGCTGGTCAAGGTCACGCCTCGCCCCTTCGACACATCTCTTGATCATGATGGGCTTGTCGATACCTTCCCTCAGCTTGCTGACATGGTTCCACGCAGACAGACGAGCTTCTCACCTCAGATTAAGGCGGCGCTTGATGAGGTGGCTCATGTGGTGCGCGATCATCTGCGTGATGAGTCACTGACTGAGGATGAGGTATTCAACCCTTCAGTGTTCCTCAACGCTCACGCCTACTGCACCGCCGCGCGCGTCTATGAGATGGCAGGTCAGCTTGATGTGGCTGCCGCTATGCGCGAGCGCTGCATGGAGCTCATGGACTTGGCGCTGCGCTCGGTGGCGATTGACCGCGATGGTGACAACGTGGTTGATGAGGGCGAGCTTGATCAAGCCAAGAGCGGAGGCTCAGCGCGTGACTTCCGCGCATCATGGCGCACCTATCAGCGCTCCTCTTATGACCAGACCTTCTCGCCCAGCAGGGGCATGAGGCACTAAACATGGGCGCCAAGGTTCAGCTCAATCTGCCCAACTCGCTTTGGACAGCCAAAGACACAGCGCGCCTCGCCTCAAACACATTGGCGATGATCAAGCTGAGAACGTCTGAGGGCCTTGATGCTGACCGCAAGCCTTTTAAGGACTACTCGACCAAGCCCATTTATGTGGCTTTCAGAGGGGCGCGCCTTAAGCCTAAGGGGGGCAGACCCTCACGCACAGGGCGCTCGATCTTCTACGCAGGCGGCTATCAGCAGTATAAGCAGGAG